AGGTAACTGGTTCAAGCATAGAACCGTCTTCTTCAGCTTTTGTATAAGCCTTTCGAATCGTTCTGCGTGAAACTTCCGCTTTATTGACTACAGCTCTATCTACGGCTTTTCCAATATCTCTTGCGTCTACAAGCAATGGCTCAGTACGGTCAACCATTGCATCAAATTGCTGAATTAAGTTTGCTGTTTGATTGCTGACCCGTTCACGCAAGGGCGCACCAACATCGCCCAATTTAGCTGTTTCCTTTTCAAACTGAAGGTCTGCAAAATTCCTTGTTCTCTGTCCCGCAGTTAAACCAGATGAGCCAACAAATCCTAATTGTTCTGCGGTCGTTACCCTTTGAAGGTCTGCTGGTGTTGCAGCCGCACCAACAGAAACTCTTGCACCAGCAGTTGTTGGTGTCTTTGGGGTCTCCATACCTAAAGTCTCACGCACAACTGTTGTTGCCGCTTGTATTGGCTTTGCAATAGCTTGACCTGTAGTCTTGGCTGCTTGCTGTACGGCTCCTGCACCACGCTGTGCTGTGGCTTGCAAAATTGGTGCTGCCTGCCTTGTAGCCTGTCCTAGTGCATTTACCGCGGCAACTTGAGGAATGATAGGTGGCAAAACACTGGCTAAAAATTGACCAGTTGTTTGAGTCATCTCTTGACCCACCTCAGTGCGCGGCTGATAAGTCAAAGCCTGCGCACCTTCTGTCATGGCTTTCTCAACCGCACGGGTCGCTGCGAGCGTATTACTAGGCTCGTCAGAAACAACTTGCTGTGCAATACCTTTACCAAGACCGATGAAGTTACCTAGTGTGCCTCCGGTAAGCCCAGTAGCCAATGTCAAAGCAGTCTCACCAGCACCAACTACTTGATCAAGCAAACTTGGAGTTTGAGGCACAGGCGCTATTTGCTGCTGAGTTACTGCTGTGGTTTCTCGGCCTTTTGCGGCCTCATACGCTTTAGCAACTGTTTCAAAATCAGGCGTGCCACGCTTATCCGCGTTTTGTACTATCCAAGCAGCATATTCTTGTGCTGTTGCCATTTAACGGCCTCCGCGCAGAATGGCATCAGCTTGCGCCTCAATACTTGTCGGCGTTGGCGCAGCCGCTGGGGGTTGGTTTGTTGGAATTTCTGAAATAAGTTTTTTCCGTGTATCTTCCGCAACTTGGGCTGGCGAACGATATTTAGAAGAAACATCACCAACGATTCGTTGGGCAAAATCGTTAAAAGTTTCACCAGCCTTTGCTGCATAGTCACCAGCAATAAATGGTGCTTTTGCGCGGGTCAGTAATCCATTGTTTTGAGAAAGCCAGTCAGTTTTGGCATTGTTTATTGAAGAATCAATGTCTTGCAGCTTTGCTGTACCACGCAAAAATGATGCAAGTGTTGCGGCATTTGCAGTTTCAGGGGGTATGCCTCTAAGTGCTAATTCAATATCTTTGTCCGTTGCTACACCAGGCGGTAGTGCCTTAATCGCAACTGAGTTCCTCACTCTGGTGTATTCATTTCTAATTTGAGTCCATGCGTCTTGCTGACCTAAGTTTGCGGCAAACCATTCTGTTGCAGATGTCAATCTACCTTTGCCGCCCCCTGCGCTTTCTATACGGGTAGCAAGGTCGTTGTACTGTGTTGCGGCCTGCTTAGATGTTGCAGCTAGTGTTGCAGATTCATTGACGAGTTTTCTAGCACTCTCTGGAATATCAGTTAATCTCTGCTGGATTGCTGATAATTTTTCTGCTACTGTAGCTTGAGTTGTTTGTCGATCAAGATTCAATTTTGCAACACGATCATTGATTTGGCTTTGTAAGTTTTTGACGTCCCAGTTAGTTTTATTAAGTCCTGCAATTTGCACTTCTTCTGCATACTTGCTTTTAACTGCCTCTTGTTCTGACAGTGCTTTTTCTTTGGCAACTTGGGCAAGTAATAATGCTTGTTCTGCAGCCAATTGATTAGGAGTACCTTTAGATTGTGCAGCTTTAATTTCTGCGGCTGATACGGCTTCATCTGCTTTTGCTACTGCTTCTTTTAATTTTGATGGTGCTTGTGCTTCTTCACGAACAGTCGAAAGTGCTTTGTCTGCCGCTTCAAGATACTTAATACCATCAGGCAATCTTGCCATGTATAAACCAATCGTAGCCTGCGCTCCAGTAGGGTTTAAATCAATTAATTTACTTGATGCTTCTGCAGCCTTGGCTTCATCTTCACGACCACTGTTTCGTAATGCCGTAGCTTGATCGGTAAGAAGTTGTTTTGCTATGTCAACATTACCAGCCTTGACAGCAGAATAAACTTGACCGCCCATAAGCAAATCATTTTGTTGTTGCAACTTTGTTTTTGCTTCAAAACCCTTAGTCACAATTTCAGCTTGATCTTTGGGTAAAAATGCAGCTATTGCTTGATAATCTGCAGCGGATGCATTTGGGTTCTTATACAAATTTGCAAGGTCTGCTTGCCGTTTTTGTGCTTCCACCAATGCTGTATTTTCAAGTTCGCGTTTTTTTTGTGTTGCTTGGATTGTTGCTACATCTGAACCAAGTTTAAAGCCGCCCAGTGCAGCCTCAAAAGGGCTTTGCACATCGGCTGAGTAGTTAATCGGACCTTGAAATGGGTTAATGGTTGCCATGTTTTATTCCTTAAAACCCAAAGCCCACGCCAGCTTTACCGCCTGCGCCATATTGGAAACCAAGCATTTGAGCAGGCAAATTAAACAGTTGACCATACGCTTTGGCTTCACCAAGTACACCACCAGCTTCTGCCGCACCAGCTTGCCCAAGTAAATTAGCCACATTTGTGCCTGTTTCCATACCAGCAGCGCCCACACCAGCAGCAGATTGTTGACCTAGAGTAGTCATGCCACCCAAACGACCATACTGTTCTTCAATCAATGAATTTAAAACCTGAGGACGAAACTGCGCTAGTGCCCCTTGTATGTTGCCACCACGAAGACCCCCAGTGGCTGAAGCCCTTTGAAGTAATGCTTCTTCACCCTGTCGGGTTAACTCTTGGAAACGCTCACCACCACTTATTCGCTCAATAGCTGCACGCTCTGCCTCTGGTCCTCGCAGACCCAAAAAAGCCTGTTGTTGTTCTAATGCTGGTAGACCCGCTTCTGTATAAGGTTTGAGTAGCGCTAGCAATGCATCAAACTGCCTACGCTGTTCTGCTACACCTTCACGAGCTGCCCCAGCTTGAATACCCGCAGCTTCTCCTGCGGCATCGGCCTGCATTGAACTACCAATAAGTTGACTGCCACCCACTACTAGGGCTGTGACTGGATTAGGCATCGCCAAACTCCTTTAAATAATCTTCTAGCGTTTCGCCATATAAAGCCATTACATGATGACCATGTACCGTAGCAAAACCAGCCCCATGCACCAGCGAGATCGCCATCAAAATCAAATCGTAATACCCAGCTCGCCACATGAATGACTTGGCATTTGCTTGTTTATTGCGCTCTGCCGTGTCCGAGGCTTGCCACTTGAGAATCATTGTCGCCAGCAAGGGCGTTAAATGGTTGCTGTTGCCGATAAAAAATGCGTTCTGGTGCATACCCACCAGCGTGTTCCAAATGGTCGCATTCAGGTCTTCTCGTGCTACTTGGTCGCCATCTGCTACGTCATCAAAGACTTGAATTGCGTCATAGACCATTACCAACCACTCAACGGCTGGTTGGGGCAGCATAAAAACCTTGGTCAGGTTCTCTCGCAGTCCATCGGTCATGCACAACTCCTATACAGGGCAGGCCGCTGGATGCCAGAACTCAGCGACTGAATTTTCGCACAAATTGACAAAAGGTCAATCCTCATATTCTTCGTCTTCCCAAGCCTGACAAACCCGCATATCGTTGCAGATAAAGTCCAGCTTTTCGCAGTGACCCCTGAACCCTGCACCCTTGTCATAAGCAGCCATCGGGATGCGCTCAATCCGCACTTGGGTCATAAAGCTGTTGTCGTAATACTCGCAGTTCGAGCAATGCTTGCGCCGTGCGTCTTTTTCATCGCACTGCATCGCCTCTGCCAGCCCTGCGTAGAACTCCTTGTTTGCGCCAGCTTCATTGGTTGGCATTTCAGGGCCATAGTTCCAGTCAGCAACCGCAACGGCATAGTTCTTTTTATTCTCTGCGTTAGTTAAAAATTCCTCTTCCATTGGCAAGCCATTAAAGCCCCTTGGAATCATCATAAAGTCTTTCATTTGCTACTCCTTAAGTAATTTCTCGGCCTGATGCTCGAATTGTCAGGGCTGTTCCTGCCCCTGCCAGCGTAGATATAAAACCGCCTGACTCCAACGCTTGCCCAACCAGCTCAGGGCAGGTGTAGGTTTCATCTGGAACGATGCTTCGGGCATCAATAATCAGGTTTGAAGCGCCAGCCGAGCCGCCACTGGTTACCAAGTTGCAACTGAAAGTTACATTGCTTCCGCTGGTGTTGGTCACTGTGAATTTGTCAATAATTGCCTTGGCATTGCTGGCGGTGTATTGGGTGGTTTGTGCGTTCTCTGCCTGTTTCGCAGGAATTAGCACTTTTACTGTAACTGTCATTGGACACCTCCGATGTTGTTGTTGACTGTGAGAATTATGGACGGAATGCCTGGGTGCGGTGCTGATGCTGCAAAAGCAGTAACCTCAACGCTTAGATCATCAACCGAAAACATCAGTTCAACGTAGTCATTTGCCTTTAGGTCAAAAAAATAATTCAGCGATGAAAAAACTTCGGCGTTATTACCTTGAACTCTTATCCTGCTGCAACTATCTGGCACATTGACACCATTAAGACGAAACCAAAAATCAAATATAGCCGTGCCGCCTGCAGTTTTATCTAACTGAAATGATGAGTCAAAGTTATATATGCCTTCTGTGTCAACAATAATCCGCGAAGTTGTCGTGCCAATAAATACCCCGTTGCTCAGGTCTGTTGTGTTAAATGTAATCGCTGTGGCTGTGTTGATGACTGTGGCTGCTTGCGTGGTGGTGTCGAAAAACGACCCATATCTTGCCCGTTTGAACTCCCTTGGTGGTGGGGTCATCTGCAAACCTTCAACGGCTTTATTCAGTTTGTCCACCAGTGCTAAAGCCTGATTTGCTTTGTTTTCTGCCAACGCACAGTTGACCGCTAATTCTTGTGCAATATAAGCAAGTTGCGCCAAGGCATCATTTGCTGTGGCTTGTGCTGTTCCTGCGGCAATATTTACTTCATTGACCACATCAGGCGCAATCGCATCCACAGTCGAAAACAGTAATTCAAACTGCCTGATTTGCTGTTGGTCAGTCAGGAATGTAGCAAGCTGGTCACGGGTTAGGTTCAGCTTGCGGGAAACTGGTGCGGTTGCCATCAGTATGCCAATGCTTCAATCTGTGCCTCTAAGCGCACAAAAGACACATGGGCATCACTGTCTCCACGGAAACGCTGGATGCGCCAGTTCCTCATGTGCCCCTGTTGAAACCAAGCCAAACGCTTTCTTGTGTTACCAATCGTGCCGACTGCAATAAACTTGTCTTGGCTGTAAGCCTTGCCATCCAATGAATAACTGGTGCTGATTTGTGGGTTTTTGCCAAGGGCAATACTGCCCGTCAAGCTCACCAATTCCATCTCGTTGAATATCGCCCCGTTGCTTTCGTTATAAACAATCAACGTGCCAAATTCCCAATAGACTTGCTGCCCCCAGTGATGGCCTGAGTCCTGCACCAAGTAACCGATGTCCGTACTTTGCGGGTCTCCCACCATCCACTTGTCGTATACCCAAACCATGTTTCGAGCACGATACTGTGCAAGACCCGTTAAGGTACTTACCAAAGTAAACCAAACAGGGACTTGCAATGCTATGGATGCAGCCGCGTCATAAACTAAAGTTTGGTCAGGCAGATGCACATAAAGGTGCTGATGGCTTTTGTCGTTTCTTGCTTCCAACTTAACCAAAGCCAACTGTGCTTCAGTGTATTTCAGTAATATATTGTCAATCTCTTGGGTACTTATCTTTGTTACAACTGCGGCTGCACCAACATAAATGCTTGGGGCTTCATTGCGTCCACTGCCTAAAAACGCTATGCGCTCAATAAATATACAGCAGGCAAATGTACCAATAACGCCTTTTTGTATCTGTGCGCCATCAATCCTTGCAAAAGGAAACAAGTCCCCACCCACGTTGTCGAATACCTCAATCGTATTGCGATTCAGTGCATAAATTTCATTTCGCAGTTTAAGCAAAGCCACCACGGGGTCAGGGTCAACCTCTGAACTGCCGTACTTCAGCGGATTGACTTGGGTCGGGTTTGATAACTCGGTGACGATAAGAAACTCGCCATCCGTGGTCATGAAGTAACCATCCACCCACACAACATCCAGCACCACGCCCAAGTCAGGGTCGGTCACTTGCGTCAGGGTTGAACCATTCCAGTAATACAGTCGCCCACCCGATGCAATCGCCAGTTGGTCAAAGCTGTAATCAAAGGTCACCAGTTGATCTATTGGTCCA